CGCATTCTTTTCGGACGCGTCGTTCCACTTCTGTTGAACTTTCTCAACCGCTTGATCGCCGGCTTCTTTCGAGATTTGATCCGCGAGATCTTTTGCGATCGCTGCATTCGCCGGCCCGGCTTTCGTCACTAAACCTTGAAGTCCTTCGAGGGTACCCTGCTCAACGGAGGTGCGAAGCTGTTCCTTAAGATTAGTAAACTGAGTCTGATCCATCTTATCGATGGCATCATTAATCATCTCAGAAATTTCTTTGCCCTCGCCCTTCGATGAGATCTTTGAAAGTTTTTCACGAAGCTGATCGACTGCCTTGCCAGCTTTATCCGCGCCCTTCGCAGTTTCCTTCATTCCGTCGAGAACTTGATCGAGGTTTTTCGCGTTAGCGCCGAGCGAGTTATTGAACTCCTCAAACGCAAACTTCGCTCCCTCCGCACTCTTACTAGTCTGATCGATGGCATCACCGACCTTTGACTGTAACGCCGGCGCGCCGGCGAGAGTGGTATTTAACTTTTCATGCTCTGCGACAACGGTTTGTGCACGACCTACAAGCGTATCGTACCAACCAAAAATAATCTCGAATCCGCCGGCAAGTTTATCGATGAGCGACTGCACCATCGAGGTCGTCATCGTTTTAATATTTTCCCAAACTTGCGATACGAAGTCGGCTAATTTTGGAAAGTTCGATCCGAACCAATTAAAAAACTGCGTAAATAAATCTGCCATCGACTGCACGAGAATAGCTGTCGACGAACGCACTAGCTCCCAAGCTGTTGCAATAATTTTTGGTACATTATCCCCGAGCCACAGCATCGCATTCGCAATGCCATCAATCATTGCCTGAATATACCCGACGATATTTTCAGCGAATCGTTTTGCAAAATCTTCAAGTTCGATCCACGCAGCTTGTGCAATAACTGTGATGCCTGGAAATGTTGTAGCGAACCAGCTAAGGAAACTACCGATTGCAGCTTTAATATTATCCCAATACACTACAACAAGAGCGAGTCCAGCAAGCCAACCGCCAAGCGCTAATCCGGAAACTCCGAGTATACCAGCTAGACCGGTAAACATTGCGCCAATTGCCGAACCTGCGGTCACTACCACGTTGAAAAGCACGACAAGGTTTCGGAAGACCGCAGCAATGCCCATTACTGCGAACGCAATCGGACCAAGCGACGCGGCGACGGCGAGTAGTAATTCAATAAAATGTCGAGTGCCCGGAGAGAGATCCCCGAACGCCTTTGCAAGCACAGCTAGTCCGCGCGTTGCTTTTAAAATATAGGGTGCGAGATCAGATCCGATTGCAATAGCAACATTTTCAATGTTGTTCTTGGCAATCTTCATTTGCATTTGGAAGCCACCACGCATCTTGTTCGCAATCTCTTGAATAGATCCTGCGGCACCCTTGTTACGTTCCTCGAACGCCCTCATCGCATCGCCCCATCCGATAAGCATTTGGATGAATTGCGTATTGCGCTTTGTAAATCCTAATTGCAAAAGAAAAGCTGTCTTCTGCGCGTCGGTCATCCCAATCATGTGCTTCTCGAGAGCCTGAATCGTGCTGATTAGGTTAGTATATTGCCCGTTCGCGTCGAATACCGCGATTCCGGCTTGCTTGAACGCTTCGCTATGTTTTATGAAATCTATGCCAAGTTCTCGAATAACAATTCCGAGAGCGGTTCCTGCTTTTGCACCGACAATATTTTGCTGCCCGAACGCTTCGAGTACGGCGGTCGCAGTTTCGATTGACGTGTGAGTAATACGCAGCGCTCCGGACACTTGCGAAGCGAGAGCGCTTGCGAGTTCATCGATATGTAATGTCGTATCAATAGATGCGCGAGCCATGACGTCAGCGACGCGCGCCATCCCTTCCATGTTCTTAGTTGCATCTTTCGATGTAAGCCCGAACGCAGCCTGTACTCGAGTCAGTGTTAATGTCGCGTCGGAGAGACGCATCTGACCAGCAGTCGCAAAGTCTGCCGCAACCGGTAATGCTTTTAACGCTTGCTCTGCGCTTAAGCCGGCAGAAATTAAATCGTAATATCCTTCCGCAGCTTGTTTTGCACTATGCTCAGTAGTCGCGGCGAGATCGAGCGCGCCCTTCTCGAGCTTCGCTCTCATTCCATCACTTAATTTTCCGGCGATCGCCAGGGAATTAGTCATCGCTTGATCGAATTCGCCGAAGCTTCGAACAGCGCTTCGGGCTAGGCCGGCAATGGGTAATGTCAGAGCCGTAGAAAGCTCAAATCCCATTCTTTTTGCGGCATTGGTAATGCCGGTTAATTGTCGATTAATGTTAGCGACGCCAGCTTGCAGCTCTTGGGTGCGAAGCTGTAAAGATATGAAAATTGCGCCAACTTGCCGTGATGCCACTACTTACCTTTCTTCTTACCTCCGCCGTTTGCGCGCACCATCCCTGCTTGTAGCAGTCTGAATCGAAGCGCCATCTCTGCGGGAGTCTGCTCTACAGTTGCCGGGGTGCCACCGCCTTCCTCTTCATCGTAGCCCATGACTTGCAGTGCGCCTACTGGCTTACCTTCTTTGCCTCTAAAAAGATTGATAATCGTAGCGACGATCATTCCGAAGCGAGAGTCTTGGTACTTATCGGTTAGCTCTTTGCGCGTAACCATTGCCGCAAAGATTGCCGGCGTCATTGCCCAAAACTGTTCTCGAGTAATTCCGAGATCGTATAGACCGATTGCTAGGAGTTCTAGCCAATCGGTCTTTTCCTTTTCTAGTGTTCGGTCGGGGCCTGCACTGACGCTTGCGCGCCCGCGCCGGCTTCGTCTTTTTTTGCGTCCACTTCCTTGGGTGACGCCTGATCGAACGCTTGCTTAATCGCTTCGGACAGAACCGGCATATCCTTGAAATTAATCATGTGCCCGAGATCTTCCATTGAGATTTTCTCAGTGGTTTGAAGCCCGGCCCACAATAGCGTCAAGATGTCACTCACACTTGGTTGAGTAAACATCTCGCCGTTTAGAGCGTTCTTTCCCGTTTGCTTTTCAATTAGGAAAAATGCCCAAAAGTCAAAGATTAATCGCCTCTCTTTGCCCCCGATAGTCACTACTACTCCGGGTACTGCTTTGTCTGCACTCATCTATTCACCTCATTAGATGTAAAGTTTAAAATTAAGCCGTACGAACAACCGCGCCAGTTACAGCAAGCTTAACCGCAAGCATTAACGCGTTGTCGATCGGAGCTTGAACTTCTGCGCCAGCAACATACGCAGCAAAGTCATACTGCATGTTGCCTGCATCCGGAAGCACGATACGGAAGTTGCGCAAAATACGAGACTCGAAATCTGTGAGTAGACCTTCGTGCGTCGTTTGCGCAGGATCGTAAATCAGATCGAAAGATACTTCGCCACCACTCTTAAATGAAGGAACTACCTCACGGTAATTACTTGGAGAGGTGTGATGAGTAACGTCGATCGTTTCCATCGAGAAGTTCGGGCCGGAAATATTTTTTGCACCATCGATGGTGTTGAAAACTTCCGCGCCATCCGATCCGCCAGACAATGCAGCAGATGAACCGGCGACAAGCACACCAGATCCGTTACCTGCGCCAGTTGTTGCTTGCCAGTTAGCGACGAAGGTTGCGTTTTGATACAAATTGTAAATTGCATTCAAAACAGTAGTCGTCGCAGCGGCGGAGCCGTCTGTTGCAGATGTGATCGATACGTTGCCGGCAGTAACAGAAATCGCAAAAGCGGTGTTGTTACCCGATACAGCAATCGAGCAGGTTTTAGAGTTCCCCGCAGCACCAGCATCCTTAGCTTTAAGGATGATCTGTTGATTCGAGGTACCAATCGTTCGAGAGGCTTGTACTGCGGCACCAACGCCACCATCGCCCCTCTTAATCAGCGTTCCATACGCAGAGTAAGCAGTCAGGGTCATGTTAATTCTCCTATTAAGTTAAACATCTAAAGCGTGTGCCATATCTCGAATCCAGAAGTAACTCTGAAATCGTTTGGTACATCGTCAAAATCATCCACACCAGTCTCTAGCAATTGAGTGTCCCTCACTGTATGTGTGCCCATAGGGCCAACATATCGCTCGAGAACGTCTCGTATTGCCTTGCTTAACAGTTTGGCATCGAGCGATGTGTTCGCATAGCAGTCAATTTGAAACTGCGTACGATCCAGCACCGCTTTACCGTCCTGCCTTGCAATCGGATAACTCCCGAGAGTCGTAAAAACGACGCACGGTAGTTCCGGAGTCTGTGGAAGCTTGGTCGGGTAAACACGATCACCGACTATATCTGTGATGGTAGACTGAGAGGTGAGGTACGAATAGAGCCCTTCTTCGATCATACTCCCCTCCGTGTAAGCGCCGCGTCTATCTCGGTAGTTAAGCTGTCGATAACCGATTCTTTCTTACTTTCGAATGCGCCACGCATGAAGTTTGCGGGACCAACGTGCCCAATAACTCGCTTACTGCGCCCCTTGCCG